GAAGGAGTGTGCCATGCCCGAACTGCAGCAGGACAGCGATGGGACGACCATCCACCACATGGGAGTTACCCCAGATGATGCTCCAGGACTTTCCATCCTGGACAACCTCGTAGTACCACGAGTTGGCCGTCTCACCGCTCTCCACTGGGGTTGCTGCAGCGAGCGCCGATCTCCCCATCTCTCCGAAGCGTGTCAGCGAGTCGAACATGCTGGGCCCTTGGGCCATCTTCTTGAGAAATGCCTCGGTGTCGTTGAAGTCGCCACTGGACGACATGCTGATGCCCATTGGCTTCTCCTTCCAAGGCGTTGTTTGAGGGAATTACCCCTCCGGGGAATTTTCCGGGTCGGATTCCGGGGTCTCGCCCGGCTCCTTCTCGCCGTCGGGATCCGAGCAGTACTGGTGTACCTCTCGGAGCTCGGCGAGCTCTCGGTTCGCCCGGTCCAGCTGGGCGCGAAGGACCACGACCCGCTGGGTCAGGTACTGGTTCTGAGACTTGCTCAGGGCAGCCTGCTCAGCAGATTCAGCAGCCTTCACCTCCTCCTGCGAGTAGGTCAGGGTCTGCTCGGGTGCGTTCTGGGTCATGATTCTTCCTTCCATTTTGAATGTTCTCGCTCAGTCGGTCATGAACGAGATGCCGGAGAGGCTCACCCAACCGCCAGCGGGCTGACCCGCCGTGTCGGCTGTGATGACTCCGCCTGTGGTGATGGTCACGCGACCGCCGACGTTGGTGGTGGTAACAGTCATGTCCAGAGCCGGCGCGTTGACCGGGTGGTTGTGACTGGTACCCGCACTAGCGGCGCCTGAGTTGAAGGTCGGGATGTTGTCACCCGAGACATCCTTCGTGATCTGTTGAAGCACTGTTGCGAACATCTCCTGCGCAACCGGCCGGTAGCCGACGGGCAGGGTGGCGATAGCTGTCGTGATGGTGCCGAGGTCCGCAAGGCCTCGGAGGTAGACACGGCTGCCGATCTTCCGGTAGGAGGGGGTGGCATAGGGCGAACCGTAGGCCGCAAAGCCGTTGGTCAGCGTCATGTTGATCCACCCGCTGTCGCCTCCGATGACTGCCTTGCCGTTGGTGTCGACCGTGAGGGTCCCCCAACGACCAGCCCCGCTGCCCAGCATCTGCAGGATCGGGAGGCTGTCGACTGCCATGATCCCCGCGCTCTCAATCCGCCCCGGGTCTGCCCCAGGGAAGTTGTTGTACGCGGTGGGCTGACCCTGGATGCCGCCCGGAGGGGCGATTCCCGTTGGGTCGGTGCTAATGGTGATCGACGTCGAGGCCGTTGACGACCCGATGTCACCGATGAGCTTCAGAAGCGTCTTGTCCGTGGGCGCGACATTGGTGCCGCGCTTGAAGTAGAGACGCCACTTGTCGGGATCATCCGCTGCGCCGGAGTCGTTGGTCTCCGGCATCGTGATCCGGAGCTTCGACCGTCGGTACAGGCTGATGGAGCGCATGGTTCCCACAGGAGTTTCGTGTGTGCCTGCCGCTTGCCCGACATGCGGGTTCGCCAAGCTACCGTCGCCTGCGGTCGTGTCGGCTGCCGAGGCGCCGACCCAGACGTATGCGTCCTTCTGGAGCCAGGTCCAGTTCTCGTAGAACGTCGCGATACCCGCCGAGTCCAGCGACACAAACTGCGTGCCGTTGTGAGCGAAGGCCAGAGATGCGCCCGGCTTGAGCCAGTTGCGGTACGTACCTTCGTCATCCTGCATGACGCCCGCGCCGGTGAAGACGTAGACTGTCTGGTAGGAGTCGCTGTTGACGACCCACGAGTTTGCAAGACCCGACTGGGCACCGAAGACGGCACCATTGAGACGAACTGAGAGACCCGAGCCCGCCTCCATGCCGTTGGTGCTGACGTTGGTTGCGTTCGGGAAGTTGGCCCCAGCTGTGACGGTGAACCGACGCATCTGAAGTGCACCCGCTCCACCACCAGAAGTTTGAACCAGAACGTACTGGTTGTTGATGGTGTCGTAGGTAAGAACCGGACCCTTGTTGTCGATGATCCATGCAGCCGGGATCCTGTTGATGTTGTTCGGCGCCCAGAGGTACCAGTCGTCGCCCGACTTGAAGATCGTGGCGAAACCATTGAGGTCGTCGTTGAAGGCGACAGATGCGAACAGACGGTCGTTGTAGTCATCGACCCAGGGTCGACCGGTGGAGATGTTGTTGTAGATTGCTCCAGTCGACGTGAAGCGCCAGACACGGAAACCGTTGGAACGCTGCTGGAGAACAACCCAACAGCTCCAGGTGGAGTCCCAGCACATCGAGGATGCCTGTGACGGATTGAACGCGAAGGAACCCAGGTTGTAGCCCGGGTTCGGCGTATGCGGAGCACACACCTGCGTCTTGTTGAACTGGATTTGGTCCCAGACCTGCTGAAGAACCGGTGGTACAGACGGAGCCACGACGCCCGCGGAGAGCGTGAGCTCAGCCTCTGTGGCGATGATGTTGTTGGTGCCGTGCATCGTGAAGTTATCCTTCACGTCTGCCGAGAGAAGGTCGACGTGCGCCTTCAAATATGCACCATCGCCCGACGAGGTCGGAGCGTAGAACACCGGCTCGCCCGAAGCGTCCACCGTGTAGATGCCGTTGGCACCCATCTCCGCATAGCCACCCGTGATCAGGCCGCTGACGTCATCCAGGTCACCAGCACGGATAAGGCCACCAAAGATGACCTCACCAGCGAACAGATCACCCGTGATGGTACCGGAGTCAATCTGGTCCGAGGTGATGGTGTTCGCCTCAATGTTCTTTCCCTGGATGGTGCCGTCGATGATCAGCTTGCCCGTACCCTTGCGCCGAAGCGACATCTTGCGGATACGAATTTCCTGCGTGTCGTTGGCCCCATCGATGCCCTGCACCAGCGGGTTGAACTGAGCGGTAGCCAGGTTGGTGCCCGAGATCTTGATCGTTCCTTCGACCTTGGTCCACGGCAGATTGGGCTCTGCCATGAATACGCCCTCTTCCCGGTTCCGCCAGAGCTCGCTACCACCATCCAGGTTGTACACCGCGATGGTCGGCATGAACTCGAGGGTTTCGGTGTTGCCCGCAGGCGTGAAGACCTCGCACGACACGTAGAACTCGTCGCCGTCCTTGATCTCGAAGATGTTCTCGTTGCGGAAGAAAATATGCGTGGTCGAGTACTTGTTCCGGTTCTTGAGGTAAGCCGGCTCGCCCGCATTCTTGACCCGAGTGATCCCCGTGGGACCACCCATCTCGAACCAGGTGGCCGAGGTGGGGTCAAGAAGGTCTCCGTCAACGACCAGGTTCTCCAGGTCAGATATGATCAGCTTGGTCACCGCGATGGTGTCCGCTGCGATCTTCTCACCAGTGATGGTTCCACCGGCGATCTCCAGGGCCGTGATGGTTCCGGTTGCGATCTCGCTCGCCGTGATGGCGTCAGCTGCGATCTGATTTGCCGTGATGGTGTCGGCCGCGATCTCGTTGGCCGTGATGGTGTTCGCCGCGATCTCGGATGCCGTGACAGAGTCTGCCTGGATCTCCCGAGCCGTAATGGCGTCAGCCGCGATCTTGCCCGCTGTGACAGCGTCAGCCTGGATCTTGGCCGCAATAACCGCGTTGGCCGCGATCTCGTTGGCCGTGATCGCATTGGACGCGATCTGGTTCGCCGTGATGGTGTCGGCAGCAATCTCCGAAGCGGTGATCGTGTTTGCTGCGATCTCCGAGGCAGTGACAGAGTCAGCCTGGATCTCACGAGCCGTGATGGCGTCGGCGGCGATCTTGCCAGCGGTAACTGCATCCGCCTGGATCTTGTTCGCCGTGACCGCGTTGGCCGCGATCTCCGTAGCCGTGACCGCATCCGCAGCGATCTCCGAAGCCGTGATGGCGTCGGCCTGGATCTCCCGAGCCGTGATGGCGTCGGCAGCGATCTTCCCAGCCGTGACTGCATCCGCAGCGATCTTGGTGGCGGTGACAGCGTTGGCTGCCAGCTCGTTCACGGTGACCGCGTTGGCGGCAATCTCGTTGGCAGTGATCGTGTCTGCCGCGATCTCGTCTGCCGTGATGGCGTCCGTGGCGATCTCATTCGCCGTGATCGTGTTTGCTGCGATCTTGTTCGCCGTGACGGCGTTGGCAGCAATATCGGGACCAGTGATCGGGAACTTGCCCTCGAGCGTCGAGACGTCCGCTTCCGCAGCGTCCAGGCGCGTGTCCAAACCCGGAAGGGTCGTGGTGTTGAGGTTGTTGATCGCCGTCTCGTTGGCAGAAATATCCGAGGCAAGCCCCGGGATCGTGACCGTGTTCAGGGTGTTGAGCGCTGCGTCGTTGGCCGAGATGTCCGACTCGAGAGCCGGAATGGTCACCGTGTTCAGCGTGTTGAGCGCAGCAGTGTTCGCCGACAGGTCGGACTCAAGGCCCGAAATATCGATCGCAGCGATGGCCGCCTCGTTGGCAGCGATGTCCGCCTGGAGAGCCGGCAGCGTGACGTCGTTGAACTCCGTCATGGTCGCCTCGTTGGCGGCCAGGTTCGCGTACAGCTCAGGCAGAACCACGTCGTTGAGGTTGGCGATCCACTCGTAGTTCGAGTTCAGCCCCGCCTGAGGATCAGGGATGACCACGTCGTTGAGCTGATCGAGATTCTCCTCGTGACCATCCAGCTGAACCTGCAGATCCGGAATAACCGTCCCCGAGAGGTTGCTGAGGGCGATCGACGCTGCCTCGGTCTCGGCGTAGAGAGCCGGAAGGGTCTCTTCGTTCCAGGTGGTCAGACTCTCGGTCTGCTCCGCCAGGATTGCTTCGAAGGTGGACAGCAGAGCCGCTTGGCTCTCCTGCACGACAGATACCTGCACCCAGCCAGACATCATCTCTTCGATGGTCTCAGCGGTGAGGCTGGTTGCGGTTGCCATGGGCTCTCCTTTCTAGAACGAGTCGACTACGAACTTGCCCACATCCAGGTACTGGAGAGTCGGGGCGTTGATGGTGAAGCTCCCATCGCCGTGAAGCACGACAATATGATCCGGCCCGGTGGCGGTGTAGGTACCGTCACCGTTCTGGGTGATCCGAAGCGTGGTCGCAGCCTCGAAGAGGTCTACGAACTCTTCTGGATCGGGAAGCCGCGGCTCTGTGTCCGCTGTGCCGTAGAGCCAGCCCTCCACAAGGGCGACCAGCTCGGGCGAGGTGTCTGCCGTGTCGATGATGAGACGGGAGGACGGTCGCGCGCCGGGGATGTTGATGGCCGTTGCCTGGAGAGTCCAGGCAAAAATAGAGGGACTGGGTGTAGCCCCGACCGACGCCCAGCGGGCATCCGGCGGCTTGAAGAGAGCGTTGTAGACCACGTGGATCCTGTCGCCCGCGCTGTGCGAAGTGCGGTAGGAGAATCCGAAACGCCGAATGCCGGGATCCTCGAGCTCGTCAGGATATGTGAATGCCTCCACACGAGCGTCGAAGTCACCAATCTCCTGCAGGATCACCAAGCGGCGTCCGTCGAAGTAGGTGTCGGTGTTCTGCGTTCCGGACGCTCCCTCGTCCACGTTGATCAGGCCGTTCCAGGCGACGCCCTCTCCCTCGAGATATAGCACAGCGTTACTCACGCCATACTCGTAGCCCTTCGGGAGGCTTGCCCAGTCCAGCCGTGACATCAGAGTGCCACGCCGGGGAGGATGTCGGGCCACGGGTCGTCCGTGAACCAAGCACCGTTGAAGCGGTCGCGCTTGTTCTGGATGATCGAGAGGTTGACCACACCAGCCGAGTTCACGTAGGTCGACTTGGCCGCCGCCTCGTTGTTGTCGGTGAGCGCGCCGTACATGGTGAACTTCGGGCGGAAGCCGACCGGGAGGGTCATGACGTTCCACGAGGAGCCGGCGGCAGGGGTGTCCAGGTCGAAATATACCTGGACCCAGTTGTTCAGCCGACGGATGTTCGCCGAGTACTTGGCGGCACCCGAGGGAAGCGCCACCGAGGAGAGAACATTCCTCCACTTGGTGTCACCGATCTCCAGTGTCCAGCCGGTGTTGTCGTTCTCGTCGACGCCGCCCGTCTTCAGCCAGCGAACTGCACCGGTGGTGCCGTCGGTCTGAATATAGGTCGAGCCGATGGGTCCTGCACGGACACCTTCGGGCTGGCCGGCGCCCTCGAAGAGGCGACTCAGGGACGAGACCCATTCGGATCCGTCGTACCGAAGCATGTCGCCGACCTGGGGGACGGCGGGCTTCGGAATAAGCAGGGGGATCTCCGCCTGCAGGTCGTTGATGGCTTCGCGCTCCTCGTTGTGAGCCGCGACATGTGGGTCGTCTGTGGAGACGGGATCCAAAGGCATGTGAATATCTCCTAGATCGGCTCGGTGAGCGGCTCGGTGATGAGGTTGGCCAGCATGCTGATGACCTCGGACTGCGGCGGCAGGGCGGGCTCCTGGCCCTCCCTTCCGTACAGATATGACTCGAGATCTTCCAGCATGAACCGGTTGACCAGCGTCGAGTCCACAACGAAGTGGGCGGTCGGCTTGTAGGTCGAAGCCTCAGGCGGGACTGCGTTGATCGTCCACGAACGAACTGCGGGGTCAGGGACACTGCCGGACACAGTCTTGTTCGACCGACCGGAAGGTGAGGCCACGCAGTTGTAGACAATATGCAGCTTGTACCCGAAGTCGATTCCCTCGAGGTCGTTACCGACGAGAGTCCTGTACGAGAGCCCGAAGGTCTTTCGGGGCTGCTGTGTGGCGAAGAGACCTGGCGACAGGGACTTGCTCCCGTCGCAGGCAGCGAACTGCCGCGGCGAAGAGTACGCCTCCAGGGTGGCCTGGAAGTCTTCGTTGGCGACGATGTCGAGGTACTTGACCCCGTCGAAGTAGAGAGACTGGATCTCGCCACCGGAGATCGACTCGTTCACGGAGACCAGGCCGTTCCATGCGACACCTGGTCCCGTGCGAGGGAAAAGGACGCCGTGGCTGACACCGGTCTCGAACCGTCGTTCACCGACGGGATTCCACTCAAGTCTGCTCATACGAGCGTCCTCCTTTCTATCCGCTGGTGCCCAGCTGCTTCCTGCGCTCTGCGTTCAGGCGCTTGTTGCGAGCGTAGACTTCCGCCTTGCTCATGGGCTTGGGCTTGGAGTTCTTCACGTTCGCGATCCGAATCAGCGTGAAGAGCCTGCTGAGGTGCCAGGTCTCTGCAGGCTGAAAGTCGATCTGGAACGCGGTCATCCAGTAGTAGATGAGCTCTGAGGTGATGGTCTCGCCGGACTTTGCCTCCGGCTGGATCTCGTGGAACCAGGTGGCCGTGAGTTCGGCCGCCATGTACTCCCGGATCGCTTCGACGTTGTCCTCTGAGAGGTAGTTCAGGGCTTCCCGGGGGAGATAGACACCGACGATCATGTGGTGGATGTAGGCCAGTGCTTCGTCGTTGGTCTTCTCCCCCGGACCCAGGAACGGCTTCTTGAATTCTGACTCCCATTTTGAAAGGGAGACCAGAGAGTGCTCGAGCTGCAGCTCGAAAGCATTGGGGTTCACGAACTTCTCGGACTCTTCGTCCCAGAACTCCTCGCCCTTTACAGTAATTGTGAGCACTCTCCGGCCTCCTTTCAGATGTGGGTCAGACGACCGACGTGACGATCTCGTAGATCTCTGCCGGGAGGGGCAGACGGGCCACGACAGCCGGTGCGACGGGGTCGGGCGCCACCGTGGCGTCCTTGCCGTACAGGATCTCCTCGATGGCCGCGAGGGCCTCGGCGTCGACCTTGGTCGAGTCGATGGTGAGGTGAGCCGTGGGGCGGTACTCCTTGCCGGCGATGGTGCCGACGGCCACCGGGGTGGTGGAGAGCTCCCAGCTGAGGCCCATGGCCTCGGGCGAGTCGTTGACCGTGGCACGAGCCCGCTCGGACGGCGCCGCGAGGCAGCCGTACACGAGGTGGAGCTTGTAGCCGTGGTCCTGACCCTCCAGGTCGTTGCCGACCAGGGAGCGGTAGGAAAGCCCGAACGGCTTGCGGGCCTGCTGGCCGATGTAAACACCGGGATCCAGCTCGGCCGAACCGTCGAACTCCTCGAACTCGTCCGGGTAGGTGAAGGCCTCGACGGTTGCCGAGAACTCCTCCGCGGAGACGAGGTTGAGGTACACCTGGTTGTCGGCGTACTGCTTGTTGGACTCTGCACCCGAGGGCGACTCCGTGACGGTCGTCAGACCGTTCCACGGAACACCCGTCGCGTACACACCCGTGACGTCGGGCACGTAGAGGACGCCGTGGTCGACACCGGTTTCGAAGAACCGCTTGCCGACCTCGTCCCACTTGAGCTTGGACATGGTTTTCCTTTCAGAAGAGGTTGAACACGAAGTGATGGAGGTCGTCAGCCACGTACTTGCGCTCGAGAGCGCACATCGGCAGCGCGGAGATCGCGTCCCGGATTACGGAATCCGGGTCGGAGTCGATCACCATGACTTGGTACCGCCAGTCATGACGGTATGGACGGTTGTCAGCGAACTGCCTCGCCTCAGAGTCGATGTCGTACCTGATACACGGGTACTCCATCTCCACATTGGAAGGTGCCTGGAAGTAGACGTTCGGAGTCAACGACTTGAAGAAATCGTGCTTCTCAGCCCGACCCTTCGTCATTGTCGGCTCGTCGGCCATTGTAGACACCTCCCAACCGGAGTACGAGGCGGGGAGCCTGCACGGTAACGTCTTGAACGTCCCACAAGCTCCCCGCCCAGTCGACAAATCTGATGGCGTGAAAGTGTTCGTTGGCATACGCATCTGCGACAATGCTGACCGAGTTCCCCACGGTGAGATCGTTGTTCACGCTCTCTCCTTCTCGCAGTTGCCGGGTGTTCCGCAGAATATCGCCGTAGTACTGTTTCTCTACGATCGACTCTACGTAAACACCCGGCTTCTGCTCGACGGTTCCGTGGTTGTACCCGACAGCGCCATAGAACTTCGCCATCAGGGGACCTGAGATCAGGCCGTGTAGGCGAACGTCCAGTCGGCGTCCGTGTTGTGCGGGAAGTTGTAGCCCGCGTTCGGACGCGCCTCCACGTCGGTCGTCTGGGTGATCACGACGGCGCCCGCGGCCAGCTCGGTGTCATCGAGCGGGTTGGTGACGTCGAAGTACTTCACACCAGCGGTGTTCGGGACCGTGATCGTGTTGGTCTCCTCATCGAAGGCCGGCGCAGCCGGGGTCACCGTGGTGCCCGAGGTGCGCTTGATGACGACGGCCGACTTCGCCTTGGTCAGCGCGCCAGAGACGCGCGTCTCCAGCAGGTACTTCTGCTGGTTGTAGTCGATGTCGAAGTCGTCGAACATGGCCAGCTGGCCACCGCGGTCCGCGCCGATGGTGTAGTCGGCCATGTTGACGATGACGCCCAGGAGATCCGGGGTGTCCTCCATGACCTCGACCACGACGATCTCGGTGACGCGCAGGGCGGCAGCGAGCTCGGCCTCGGTGTTGTAGAGCCGGCGACCGACCTTGTCCTTGATCAGGATCATGTCGGTGAGGATGTCGTCCGTGGTGAAGAAGGTCGGACGACCGGTGCCCTTGTAGTGCTTGCGGGCCCGCAGAACCGACTCGATGATGCCGTCGGGGGAGATGTTCGCCGGCACGGTGACCGGGTGCGCGTACATCTCGTTGTCCCAGGCGATCGGGCGGATCTTCTCCTCGTCGATCTTGTCGTCGTCGTCGGGCTCCCGACCGTCGCCGATCAGGATCGCACGCGCGAGCTCCTCCTCCAGCATGAGGCGCATCTCGCCCTTGAGCCAGACGACCACGTCGAAGTCGGTGATGTCGACGATGTCGTCACGGTCCAGCTTCTGCTTCTTGTAGACCGTGGTGGGCGTGGTCACGCGCTTGAGCAGCTTGATGACCTCGTCCTTCTTGAGGTTGCCCTTCACGTAACCCTTGGCTCGGGCCTCCTCCGCCGTGATGTCGGCGTGGACCGACTTGATGCGGGAGAACGGCGAGTGCTTGGCGCCGTCGAGCACCTTCGCGACCCACTCCATGCGCCGGCTGATGAACTCCGGCGTGGTGGTGACGTTCTTGGCGTCGGGGAAGAGCATGTCGATGTCGGTGATCCCGTACTCGTCCGCGTGGGCGAGGAAGGACTCCTTGAAGGAGCCCATCTTCTGGGCGTCATCGAAGATGGTCTTGATCTGGGCGTGGGACAGAGTGGGACCTTCCGTCTTGGTCCCGTTGCCGTCGAACACGTTGCGCGACATGTTGTCGTTTCCTTCCTGGTGGGTGAGGTCGCCCTCGGTGATGGTGTCGGAGTGCTGTGCAGCACTGCCGTTGTCGGCGCCCTCGAGAGCGGCACCGATCATGAAGTGGACGACGTCCTTCTGCTTGTCGTTCAGGGAGTCGTAGACGTCCTGCACGGTCTCGCTGTCGGGGTTGTCCGCGTGCTGCACCGGCTCCGGCTCCACAACGGGCTCCGGCTCCACAACCGGCTCAGAGGCCGGCTCGGAGTGCTCGAGGGTCAGGCCGGTGTAGATGATGGCCTCGTCCTCGAGCGTCTCGATCTCGCCGTCGCTGTGTGCGAGGCGGACCTGGTCGATGAGGGCTCCCGGATTGGCGCCCGAAAGCACCAGAGAGACCTCCCGGATGGCGCCGTGAAGGACCGACTTGGCCTTCTCCACGAGCTGGTTGGCGTAGATGCTGAGCGCGGTGATGTCACCGTGCTCGACGAGCGTCTTCGCGTTCTTCCCCTGCTCGGAGTCGTTGAAGAATCCGTGGCAGTAGATGCCGTCCTCACGGGATTCGAGGATGGCGTGACCGAGCACGTTGGTCGGCTCGTTGTGAGCGTGCTGCCACACGAGCGGCACCTTCACCTTGTCCTGGTGCGCGAAAGCGTCACGAGTGATCGTTCGGCCGTCAGAGCACTTCAGACCCGCCTTGGTGGCGTAGCCGCTGAAATCGGCTTCCATTTTGACGGTCTCCTTTCGATTGAGTGTCAACGGCCGTTCGATGCCGTTTGATGGGTTGACTGGAACTGAGCGGAAGGCTTCTTCTTGGGCGCCGTCTTCTTGGCGTCCTCGATTGCTGCCTCAAGCTTTGCTCGGATGTCTTTGGCCTGATCCCTCAGAGCCTCGACCTCCCGAGAAAGAGTCATGCCCTTCTCTTTCTCGTACTGATCCTTGGACGCTTCCCGCTTCTCCCTCTTCTGCTTCTCGGTGAGAGGCTTGTCCTTCTTGTCTCGGGAGTTGCGATCAGCTTGTTCCTTGGGGTCCGAGC